GAGTTTTTAAGATCTCCGCCTGGGACATCGATGTCCCTAAACTCCCCAGGATTAAGAGGCTCATCATCATTACGAATGCGAACACCACGAGATTTAAAGCCAGCCGGAAGATTAGAGAGCGTACCTGCATCAATTAACTGCCTTAAAATTGATGTGGCTGCACGAGACAAACCACCGATTGTGTGCAATAGACCAAGACCATAGAAACCAAATCCTGGTAAAAATTTGAAATGAGAAAAATATTGTCTTTTTCTTTTTAATGGGTCTTGTTCTCTAAAGTTTCTAGAAATCGATAACACTTTTCCAGAACCTTGATCAAGGGTAACAATATAAGGCAACATAATACCCGAAGAATTCCCCTCCATATCCTTGTCTTCAAAACCTTCCAAGTCCAAGTCCATGTGGCATTCCAACAAGGTATAAGTGTCATCAGAATAGTTTGGACGTAATCCCAACAACTCATCAGTACGCTCTTGGATAGTTCCTTCGTCTTCACCATCATTTGTTTCAGATAGTTCAACATCTTTGTATACTCCTGCTATTTGTAGTTTACGAATATCATTATATGTCATTCTAACTACATGTGTAACCCTTTCAGCTGTTCTTAAATCAGAAGCTGAATACGGAACAACCATATCTTCTGCTGGAACAAACTTAGAAACGGCTCTCTGTTTGGTTTCATCAAAGTAGATCTTTTTAAAGGTAGAACCCGTCAACGGCAAATAAAATAACATTTGATCTGTGTCTGGGTCATACTCTTCCATGATTTCAGTGATCTGATAATTCATGAAATCTTCTACACGCTGAGCTTGTGCTTCAGTTTCTTGTGTTGGTGTCCCAAGAACTTGAGTCTTTACAGGTCCTCCACTTGGTAACATCTCTTTGTAAGACTGTGCTTGAAACTGTGTTACGGCTTCAGACAGTAAAGGATGTGTTACACCACTTGCTCCTAAGAAGGGTTCACTTCGATCTTCGTAATTTATACCAAGTAGCCCTAATCCTTTTGATATAGCTTCTTCCCAATCTTCTCTGGACTCTAAGTCCTCACGAACTTTAGCTTGTATATCAGATGATAGTTCTCCAAGAATGTCATCGTCAAGAACCTCTGCGAGATTGGCATCATGTCTATATTCTTCGGTTTCAACTTCTACTGCCTCTTCATCTACTAGTTCAATACCTTCTGGTAATACGTCTTGACTGTCATCTAGTTCAATGGCTAGACTATCTTCTTCGGGCATCATCGATCCCCCTGCTCCCATTGACTCTTCTACCATGCCTGCTATTTGTCTTGGTTCTATTGCCATTAACTTACCTTTCTAAACTTCTCAAATATACCACCTTTTTTATATTGAGCAATTGCTTTACCCTTGAAGTCTTTATTAAATATTAATTTAGTAACGGGTCTCTTTGAAGGATAAACTCGACCAGACTTGCCTTTGTATTGCATAGGATAGTCTTGTATAACAGTTGCACCTGTTTCTTTAGCTATTTCATCCAATACTTTTTTAGGTATCGCTTCATATTTATTTAAACCAAAGCTTTCATCCGTTCCACCTCTTCCTCCAGGAACCTCTTTCTGATCTAATCTATGAGGTATTATAATTCCATCTAAACCTTTTTCCCCAGTTATAGGATTAGGCATATCATTCATAGCATAATGTATTAAATTTCTATAGCTAAATCTGTCTGCTGAAGAGCTTTCTCCAAAAGCAGGTGTTCTAAATTTTATTCTACCTGCATTTATGGCTTTGATTAAATCTTTAACTTGCTGTGGGTCTGCATTACCAATGTCCCCCGATATCAAAGAAAGCCTTCTTGCTAATTCTTTACCTTCGGGATCGTAAGCCAGTACTGCATCAGAAGCTTCTTGTTCTTCTTTTTTAAAAGTCTCTAAGAATTTAATAGAGTCTGATATATCTTTATTTATAGATTGAACTGTTTGCCCGTCATATCCTCTTTGCAATGTTTTTTGTGCTACTAGTTGTTCAAAAACATTAGGGTTAAAGTTTGATATAGCCGAAAAACTTTCAGTATCAGAAGGAAGATTAAGCTCAGTTGGATTTATTAATTTAAAGGAAAAAGCATCTGCTAAATTTTTTCTTATATCATTTAATCTGTTGTCTCGATTAATAACATCACCCATACCTAAAGCATCTTCGTTATATGTTTCGGGGGCAAAAACGGGAACAAAGCCTAGATCTTTTTCAAATTTATTTATCAACTTTTTATTAGCTGACCTTGCTGTATCGATAGCTTCATTTGAAAGCATGTCTCGAACTATTCTTGCATTCTCAGTAAACTCACCTGAGGTGTCTTCAAATCCTCTGTCCAAAAATTGTATTTGATCTAGCTCGCTCTTATGCTTTTTTCTAACTTCATTAGCCGTTTTTCTTGATATTATATTAGCTGCTTGTCTGTTTAAAACTTCTTTTGTTATAATATTCTTTACCATGCGATAAATTTCAGAAGGCTTTATACCTTGCCCTAAAGCAGTTAAAATAAAGCTATCTATGTTTTGAGTATGCTCAGCATATGCTTTTGCTTTTTGAGGAGGAGTCATTCTTTCTATTTCTTTTTTCTGTACCCAAGAAGTGGCTTCTAAACTGTTAACAGGTTGCATTGTTGGGTATTCTATATAGTCTTTTATGACTGCTTTGGTTTTATCTGAATTAAAACCTTCTCTTTCAATCTCGCCTCCTATCATATCAAAAATAAACTCAAAATCATTTCTTTTGAAATCATCTCTTACATCATGTTTACCAAAATGGCTTTCTTTATTTACCAAAACAGCATCATCTCCTTGCATCATATGATTGTTCAAAAATAATGGATGAGGTTGAGAACCAAAGACGGGTTGATCATTTACAGAGAATTGATTTATTTGCGGGTCCACTTCAAGTTCTTGTCCGTAATATACATGAATCGGTTCTTCTCCGTGTAAACCACCTGATTCTCTTAAAAATTTATTTTGAGCATAGCCGGGCATAAAAGAAGGTACACCATCTAAAAATGTGTAAACAGGATTGAATTTCTTTTGAAGACCCGTTCTCATCATAGATTGATTATCTCTCAGTTTTATAGAAAGAATAGCATTATTTAAATCTTTTCTTCTTAATAACATTTCACGAAACTTAGAAATATCTCCTCCCGTAGCACCGTAGTCATAAAACTCATCTTTTAAGTTTCTAATAAATCTTAAATGTTCCGCTTCCTTTAATTTTTCTTTTTTTGCTTCATAAGCTCTATAAAAAGCATCTTTGGCATCTCTATCAATATTGCTTGCTTCCACAGCTGAAGAACCGTTTTGCTTTTCGTTATCTATTTGAATATTATTTGTTTCAACATTAAATTGAATTTTGTCATCTATTGTTTTAAAAAACTTAGGTAAGAATTCTTTTGTAAACTCGTACTCTTGCTCTTCTAATCCTTCAATTTTATCTTGAACAAATTGTAGATTTACTAATTTATTTTTCTCATTTAGATACCCATCTAATCTAGCTTGTTCCATACGGGTATCTTCTTCAACCTTTTTTTGTGTCTCTTTAAGTGCGTTTTTTTCTTCTTCGTAAGTAACAAGTGAATCTTCTGGCTTTGAATCAATCGTAGCACCTTTTGCCTCGTCAAGAGTTCTCATGTCACTAGGTGTTAACATGTATCTATCATCGGTTTCACTAAAGCTCCAAGCTCCGGGCTCTGGTAAAGTTCTATCTAAATCTTTTTCGTATCGTCTTTGAAGATCGCTTTGTGTCTCAGAAGCTTGTGCAAGAGCTTCATTGGTCTCATTATCTACAACAATTTCACCTCTGGTATGAGCCATGTAAGTAGGTTTACCACTGTTAGGATCGTCAGTTAGTGTTCCCGTACTGTCTGCATTATCTAAAATAGATTTAGTTTCATAGTACTTATGAAAAGGTACGGCTGTTGATCTTGTATCAAGTACTTGTCCGAATGGATCATTGTAACCTAACTGTTGTGCTAAAGAGTTAAGCTCTGCTACTGTACTAGGCTCATTCTTCAAAAGCCAAGCATCAATCTCATCATTAGTAGGATCATCATTAGTAGAGTCGTCAGACTCTATTGCTTGTCTTGCTCTTGTTATAGAATCTGTGTTTTTTCTTTGAAATTCTTCGTCTTGTTTTTTAGTTGGAAAAGGAAACCTAGTACGTCCTAAAAGAGTTTCTTGATTAGGAATGTATTGAACAATACCAAAGTCATCATAAACAGTATCAAACTTTCTATCAGGCGTATTCGGAGCAAGAGTAAAACCTTCAACCAATTGTGGAATTCTTTGTATGTATTCTAAACTACTACCAGAATATGTTCCATGAGCTCTTTGTCCTTGACTACCTAAAAGAAGTGTTGTTGTTAATTGTGGTCTATACGCTGTATATTCATCTAATAATTCGTCTTTAGAAATTTTATTATCTAAATTTTTAAATAGAAAATCTTCTAATCCAGATTGATATAAGTCTCCACCTTTATTTGAAGACGGAGTCGAGCTAGACACAAACTCAGGTTTTGCATTACCTTGGTCGTCCATGACAAAATTTCCAGGTACTTTTACTTGTTTATTAAATGTAAATGTTGGAGCAGGACCTTTAATTGTAACTGGTTTGCCTTCATTATCTAGTACAGGAACAGTTTCAACTAAATCATCAGGTGGAGGTACCCCTGCTTTTTTGGCAGCAATAAACTTAGCTTTTAATTCTGGGTTGCTTGCTACTTCTGGTTTCATTATAGTTTTAACACTAGGAATACCCGTATCAACATTTCTTACTTCAGTTATCGATCCTATGTAGTCTCTTTTCTTTTTATTCGATGGCATTTTATTATCTTTTTCTCCAAGAACACCTAACTCTTGAAGAACTTGTCTACCCGTCAAGCCCTCTGCACTAAATGGAAGTTGTTGTAGTCTTAGGGCTAATCTTGAAAAGTGTCTGCCACCATCAGTCATGGCTATATTGTCATCGGGATCTCTTGTTAGTTTATCTGGATCCTCTGTCATAACTGGATCTACTGGGGTGCCTCCTCCAGTTTCATCTCCAGCTTTTTCACTCATTAATATTTCAGCACTTGTCTTCGGTACGTCTGGTATTAAAGACATCTGTGCTCGGTCTGGACTAAGTTGTGCTCCTGCCATAGCCATCTGTGGAGTAAAACCCCCAGGCCCAGGTCCCGACATAATATCTTGTATTTGATTCACGACTCCCGGTCCTTGACGCAATGCTTCAATGCCACTAGTTGTCGCACCACCCATTGTGCTACCTAAAAGAGTTCCTTCTAAAATTCTATCGGCAACCTCAAGTCCAGTATATTCACCACCAGTTAGACCAGTGGCTCCCATAACAACTCCCTCTTGTACACCTTCTGTTGCACCCTCAAAAGCTATCGACTTACCAATTCGTTTTCCTATTTCTTTGGCAGCATCTGTTTTACCTTCTGCACCTAAAGCTTTGATCAACTGCTTTCCTGTCATGGATAGAAGTTCATCTTTTGGAATCACTTTTCCAGCACCAAATCTATCTAAGATACCAATAATGGTTCCTGCACCGATGGCGACTGCTTCATTGTAATCACCAGTTTTCTGTTCCATTTCCTCGGCAGTTTCACCAGTGCCCATGATGCCCGAACCAACGAGTGTCGCTCCACCGATCAAGGCTGCAGCAGGCACACTAAACGGAGCCGTTAAAGCAGATGCTAATCCACCGACTAAAGCTGCACCACCACTTGCTACGTTCTCACCAGTTTTTTCTAGTAACCAACCAATGCCATCATCAATACCACCTTGATTGTAGGCTTCACGAAGTCCGACTGTATATTGTGGTTTGTATTGTCCAAGACGTATATCCTCGTCTTGTTGTTTGACTATCTCTTGTCCGTAATTAAATATAGATTCAATACCAGCGGCACGACCAATAACCTCGACCCCTTTACCAAACATCCGTTGAGCTTGGTCAATACTATATTCAACAGCGTTATCTCTAGCCATTAAGTAATCCTTGTTGTTCTCTTTTTATTAGGAAGCATTCTATCTGAAAAACGATTAGTAACATTGTAACCGCCTAAATTTCTTTTCTTACCTTTATTAGCACCTTCTTGAATCTGAAGAAGAAGGTCCACGCCAAACGGATCTAACTGCTTTATCTGATCTTTTGTTAAATACTTATCTAATTTATGCTTACCAGTAAAATCAACTACTTTACCTTTTGATTTCTTTTTACCTGCCATTAATAACTGCCTTTAAACATTCCACCACGGTTCTTCATAACACCACCCATGTTCATTTTCTTTGTTGCTTTCTTTAGAGCTAGTTGCTTCTTTTTTCCTTTTGTTGAAACATCTATTACTTGACCCTGCCCATACATAGCTTTTGTTTTAGGTTTTGGTGTCGTTGGTTTAGCTTTTGATTTATAGATAGCATCTTTAGCAGAAGCCGGCATGTAACTGTACTGTTGAGTGTTTCTTCCAGTTCTTAAATTACCCTCTATGTTTGAGCCTTGACCTTTAACATTTTTCTGCTTTTTTTTATTTTTTTCTTTTTCTTTTTTACTTAAAGGTCCAGTTTTTGGTTCTGTTAGTGATAATCCCATTGTCTTCTCCTTGATTAATAATACTCTCTTGCTCGTCTTGGATACCAGTTCTCTGGAATCTCTTCGCCTTTTAAATCGATAAACCCGCCTTGCCTAAAACGCATCACTGCCATTGTCATACTATCGCAATAGTCATCATGATCGCCAAATGGAAAAGATGCAACTTCTTCAATAACATCTTCTGCAAATTTCTCTCCTTCAGGATACCATACTTTGCCCGATTCGAAAATAGGTGACACGATATGCATCCTCATAGTTTTATCAACACCCCCACCACCTTTTCGTCTGCCAGGACTGAACGTAGTAACGGGAAGATTTAATAATCTTAATTCATCAGCCAATGGTTGACCAGATGCCTTCGCCTCAATTAGCATCAAATCTGGTTCCCAGTATTCATTTTCTTCTAACGCCACTTCCTTTAACTCTGGAAAACTCCATCTACCCTTCTTCGCATCCAACATAATCAAATGCTGATCACCATCTTCCTTTGGCTCAAATACACCCCAAGTTGTAATAGCACTATAGTCAGCTGTCTCTTTTTTAGAATATGCCGTATCATAACTCTGCACTATATAATCTAATCTGGGTGTATCTTTTCTCTCCCAAGGTTGCCACCAATCTCTCTTGATCATAGCAACGGCTTCCGAGGTCGGGTTTTGTTGCCATTGAGCGTTCCACTTGACCGGGGACAGTGAAGCCTTGACCTTTAATAATTCGTCCGTTTCCCAAAACTCGGGCCATAATGGTTTATCATTTGGAAGTATCGCTGGAAATTCTATAACCTCCCATTGATCGGACATACTGTCCATCGCCATATTCTGTACTAATCGCCCCGTCAGATCCTTCTTCGACCATCTCGTCTGCACAATAATGATGGTACCCCCCGGTTGTAATCTCTGTCTTGGACCAGAAGTATACCATTCGTATGTATTATCATAAGCAACCGTGGACAATGCATCTTGTTCCGAGTGCGGATCATCAATGATCAACAAATCGGCTCCACGACCTGTCATTGCAGCACCCACCCCCGCAGCAAAATATTCCCCGCCTTGGCTAGTCTCCCAACGACCTGCAGCTTGGCTATCCTGTTTCAAGTCCGTCTTGGGAAAGATCTCAGCATAT